TTTAGCTTGTTGGTGCGCAAGTACTTTGGACCCTTTCTTAATCATATGAAGGCTAATCCTGGTTTTGAGACTATGTGTGCAGTTGGTATTGACAAGGAGACTGTGTGGAAAGCCATGTGGCAGGGTCTTCGTGGGAATAGTGATGTTGGATTTGATGTTGACTATTCCAACTATGATGGGAGTGTGACACCCATTGCTTTTGACTTCTTTAGGGCAGTGACAGATTATTGTCTGCCCGAAGAGACGAAGCAGCAAAGACATTGTTTGTTGCATGTTTTGCAACACTCATATGTCTTGTTTCGCGAGACTGTTTTCCTTACTGAGCAGGGGAACAAGTCCGGCAATCCAATGACGGACATATTTAACTCAGTCACGAACGTTTTTATCATTCTTCTCTCATATTTGTATGGGAGAGGAGAGGCCGGATTGTCGTTGGACTTTGAACAGTTCAATCGGGAAGTGAGGGCTATCACGTATGGTGATGACGTGATTTGCAGTGTTGCTCGTCATGTGAAATATTTCTCTCGGGAGACCGTCTTTAAGGTGGCGGCTGGCTTGGGAATGAAAGTTACATCGGCAAGCAAGGGAGCGGGAATCATACCTTTAGAGCCTCTGAAGGATTTGTCGTTCATTAAGTTGAACTTCAGACAGGAGGCAGGGGTTATGATGTGTCCGCTCCCCAAGGATGTTATATGGCGCATGGTTCAGTGGACTGAGCGCGGGAACCTGATTGATTATCGGGTCCAGAGAGACATCCTTGATGGGGCGATGCGTTGTATGGCGCATCATGGTAGGCAGAGTGTGGAAGACTTTGCACGCCAAGTTAAGGAAGCCGGGGAGAGGGTGAAGTTTGATTATGACCTCTTCTATCTTGATATGATCGAGAAGCAAGAAGGCTATGAATTTCCCCTCGCCTTGGTGGCCCAGTGTTAGCACATACTGGAAGAGCGATCTTTGGTACACACTCTGTACTGATCGCTTGAGCGCGAGCCTCGACGCGCTCATCCCCCTTTATCCGCAGTGATGGCACAATACCAGTGTCCGTCCAGACGGAGTGGGGATCTTTGGCAGGGATCGGCCCCTGTCATCGTATTTGGCGCATGGTTCAGTGGACTGAGCGCGGGAACCTGATTGATTATCGGGTCCAAAGAG